TAGATTATTTCTAGGTTGATTAACCCACTGTATCTTATCACGTAGCACTTTTTTTTCTAGATTAGCAATATATTGATCACGCTCTTCGGCACTAGAATATTCACCTTGTTTTGGTGCAGGAAAAGGTGTTATTTGTGTAAATTCAGCGGTAATACCGTCGGTGTGAACGTATGGGTCTCCAGGTCGTCGACCAAAAAATCCCTTAGCTTCTACCAGATTAAGTTCAGATATTTTCATTATCTAGTATTTATCTACGTTCTATATCATCTTCGACGCAGGTAATACCGTACTGAATTTCAACTATTTTGCAAGGTACATCATAGGGATTGCTTAATTTGTGCCAGGTTTCTTCTGGGATAATAAATCCATTGTGTGTGCCGAGTTCTTGAAAACCTTTGTTATTATCTGCTTCGGTCGCTACCACACAACAGCCTTCTGAGACATGCCAATATTCTGCACGATCAAAGTGTCGTTGCATGGTTAAACTATGCTTTGGCTCTATAGTAAGTTCTTTTACTTTAGTTCCTTGTACTTCGTGTAGGACACGATAGTATCCCCAGGGTCGGATAGTTTTAGGAGCTTTCCATTCTTCTAAAATCCAGCTACTGCTATTTTTCTTATCTTCGCCGCCGACCCCAAATACAAACTCTACATCTTTGACAGTCATCTCTGGAATGTTATTTTCTGTACGGTCACCGCCATTGGCAAATATGATCTGGCTGTTGGGATATAGATTTTTGACATTGTGTATAGCTTCTGAAGCAGTATCATCATCGTCGTTGAACAAGATAACTCCATCAACAAACTTGAGATTCTCAATAATAGCAACACGTTCTGGTCCAGGCATGAAAGCACGTCCTTTTTTACGTGTTAGCCAGGCGTCACTATTGACCCCTACTATCAAAATATTACCAAAAGCCCTGGCAGCTTTTAAGTATTCAATATGTCCTGAATGTATAGGATCAAATCCACCTGTACATAGAACTACACGATTAATCACTTTACGAATCTTTCCTTGGGCGGACGAGTTATACCAACGGGCATAAGCAAAGTTGTTTCTTTAGTTGTTACTTTTGCTTGTTTAAGTTTAGATTCTTTAGCATCGACATTTTTATTAAAAATACCATTAACTGTTGGCTCACCAGCTTCTTCTGGAATTACTGTCTGTTGTGGGATCCAATCAATATAATAGTTTTCTTTATCTAGCCAGGGCATGATCACTTCTTCTTGTTTTAGGAACCCATTTTTATTAATACTTTGCACCACGCTAGGGTGTAATAAATTCTTGTCAGCTAGATCAAACCAGGTGGTAGTTTTAGGATCCAATGGTTCTACATCACTCTTATACACAGCCATCTGTATCCATGGATCATTAAACTGTTTTAATAGATACGCATCACGGCAATCAAAACCATTAACTGCTAGCATGTACAATAAACTAGTAGGAGTATGATTATAATAACAATTATTGTAGGTTCTACTGTAATATCTATTATTTTCTACACCATTATTTTGCGGAACATGAATGACCAGCATGCCATTAACATTCATCTGCTCATTCCAAAATCGTAGTGTTTCCAATGGATTATGACTATATTGTAGACTATCATGGCTCCATATTAGATCAACATTAACAGGAATAATGCGCCGATCAGTAAAATCTCTGTTAATCTTATTGATGTTTGTGAGATCAGGAACTTGACTTAATTTATTTGCGTCTCGATCGACAGCAAAACAATTATAATTATATGGTTCTGGTGGATCATCTTTGCTTTCTAACATCGCCCACCATGTGATATCTCCGCCGGTTCCACAGCCCATGTCGCAGATAGTGTGCAGACTTTCTAAGAATGTGTCATATCCATTGATGAGATCTAATGTTTTTTTATTATGATTAGCCAATTGATGCGTCCTCCATACCAGCAGTACGTAATCTAGTAACGTGTCCTAGCATGAAGTTTTTGCTTTCAAGCCCCTTCATGATGCCTAACCAACGATTACGCAGTAGTGCTACTTCATTGATGATAGTTTCAAAGTCAATTACTTCATCTTCACCATCAACATACTTTTCTACGTCACGACTTGTTAGGGCACGTTGATAGTTTTCTAAATATTTCTTAAAGTGTTTAGTACGTATCTTGCGTAGTTGAATATTTAGATAGTTGAGAACCGCTTCAATCTCTTGTAATTGATTAAAACGGCGTTCTGTAATACCAGGCAGGCCAGCAAGATTTTTTTCTATGTTGCCATAGACCCCAACTTCTGTTTTGGCATCGTCCAGTTCTTTTTCATAGTGATCTATAAAGTCCGGAATACTGCCTAAACTTGCAACTACACGACTATACCACATTAATAGTCGTCACCGTCATCTTCTTCATCAGCGATTGCTTGATCTTCTTCATCACCGAGATATTCTTTAACAGCACGACCTAGATAAGCATCAGTTCCGCCAAAGGTTTTAAGCTCACTTTCGGTGATGTTGTGATCTGCAGCAACACTGATCACGTGATCTGCGGCCGCTTGGCGATCTTTAGGATTGATATACTCTTTGCAAGTAAGCCAAACTTCACTGGCAATATCTAATTCAATACTCATTCTGCTATCTCCTCTTGTGTTTCTTCAACTACTTTTGATTCAGTACTTAGCAGATTAACATTAGATGATAATTCTTTCATTACTTTATCTAAACAACCATCTTCATTACGCTCCCATGCTTTACGGAATTGTTTAATAGTCGTTTTATCGGCAAAAGTATAAACTAAACTGTTGCCTTCTTTTTTAAGCAAGTTTTTAGCTTCTAACATGTCTGTTAAACCGCTGTATGGACTCATACCAGTTTCATATGGAATCTCTACTTGTACACTTTCAAACGGTTTAGCATATCTAGTCTTCATGATCTTACAAGCAGCACGGATACCATTAACTGTTGTAGTCTTATTACCGTCTGCATCTGTTTTAAGTTTAAGTTTACGCATAGCAACAACGATCGAACTTGCGTAGATAAAGCCTTGACCACCCGAAATCTTATCATCTGGATCAAACATGTCCTGCGAAGCGTATGTATGGTTAGTACAAACTAATCCTAAGTTCAATGTACCAAACATGTTCACGCAGTTACGTACAAGTGCTGTAAGTGCTTTAGGTTTACGGCCCATGTCACCTTTCATCTCTCCTGCTTCAAACTGGTTAACGTCAGTTGGAGTTAACATCATGCCCAAACTGTCTAATACGAACAGAACCTTTGGACGATCTTCTTCTGGTAGTGTGCGATACTCTTTAACAAAGTCACTAATAACTTTAGCCACATCATCGATCATAGCCATGTTAAGTTTAAGTAGTTTGTCTTCTGTAGTGTCTACTCCCAATGCGTGTAACCAGGCCTCATCAAGTGCGTTTTCTGTATCGATCAAGATAACATAAATGCCTTGCTCTTGTGCGTGTCGGACAATATTACCACTACAGATAAAACTTTTACCTGCGCCTGATTCTCCTGCAAATACAGTTACTTTACCCATCGGAATACCTCTTTCAAAGTTACCAGATAGTAAGTAATTTAATGTGTAATTGCCTGTTGAGATCCAATCAGTTGGATCGTTAAATCCAATGCCCAGGCCTTCGATGCTTTTGGTAATCGACTTTCTAAATTTTGATATATCAAATGGTTTTGCCATGTTTATTGCCTCTCTATTAAATTATATAATTCTGTAAATACTGCTCTGCTATTAACGTTACGTCTTTGATCCATTTTTGCTATCTCTGTTAAACAGTATTCAATATTCTTTTCTACGGGTGTTTTTATATATTGTAACACATTTCTTAACCCGTTTTCAAGTAAAAATCCTGGTTTTTGACTAATCCAGTCTTCTAATTCTCGCTCTACTGATTGTAGCATAATATTTGGTAAATGTCTAATGTTTAGGTAATCCGGATCTAACAATGCACCTATAACAAAACTATTATTGTGGAATCCTGACCCTTTGAGAAATCTAACCGTATCGAATAATGATCTATAGTTTAATAGATGGTGTAACATGTTAAATGTTATCTTATGATCAAGTTGTCTAATTTGATTTAAATTGTCTAAAAAATCTTCCCATACTCCACCATATCTTACGTATTCAAATTCTGCGCCCATTTCATCAACGCTTATGGTCCAATGCACATTAGGAAATTCACATATCTTTTCAAATACTCGGGTTCCGGTCTTGCTTAAATTAGTGTTTACCCTAAGATTAACCTGCGGATTTTTTTCTTGTAGTATTTCTAATAGCTCTAGATTTTCTTTCATTAGTAATGGCTCGCCACCGGCCATATACACATGTTTAAGTTGATGGGCATTTTTAAAAACTAATTCTTTAAGCTCAGCCACTCTTTCTCGACTAGGCTCTGCAATAGTCATCATAAGTTCGTTAACCCATTTACTAGAATATTCCGGACCACAGTAAACACACGCATGATTACAAACATTACTCCATCGTATATCTATCGTATGTAGATTAAAGTTAGCAACTCTATCATATAATGTCTTATCGACTGATTTTAATTCTTTAAGATAGAATATGCGATCACTGATCATATCATATCCTTTTTTATCATCTTCGAGATCATAACAAACATGACAGCCCAATCCATCTTTATGATCAAGCATATTCTGTTTGGTTTCTGTATTTGTTTTTAGTATATCGTATATTGAATTATCTTTCAGATTTCCTATAGGGAGTTGACTGCGTATACAATTAAGAACGTTACCATTCGAGTTATACATAAATCCAGTCCAAGGTATAGGACAAAACTTTTTATTGGTTAGATATTCTTTACTGTCCATTGATATACTCTATAGTTTCTTGTGCATACTCGTCAACATCTTGATATTCTGGAGATCGTTGTCCAGGTTGAGTGGCT